GTGATAAACAGTTTGGTGTAATCATGTTGATTAGGGGTAGACTTGATCACCTTGCTTCATTATAACTACTGTAAATTTGTCTGTTTTGAACAAAGTGTTTAGTTTTTTAGCGAGATTAATAGCATGCCCTGAATTACTAAAACTAACCTTTTTATATTTTGGGCCCGGATATGCCACTAACATATTAGAACTTTTTAGATTTATTGGTTTGTCTTCGTAGAATACTGCCCAAATTCCTTCACTGCTTAAAACTTGGTCACTTTTATAGTTAGATTTGTTTACATGTTCTAACAGTATTGTTGGTTTAGGTCTAGACATCTTGGTTCCTTGAACTATGTATTTATGCTGTTAAATACGCAGTTTACGCTAAAACCCGCCTCCGTCTAATCCAGATACTGTAGAAACATTATTGGAAGTAGAAGCAGATATTTCGGCTAAATTTGCTAATAAGTTAAAAATATCAGCGTGTAAGTTTCTAGCTTCATCAGCAGAAAGACTTAGTTGTTTACTACCTGTTTGATTCATTACTTTAACACGATCGTTAAAATTTTTAATTGATAAACTTAATTTTGGCATTATAGTTCCTTTAGTTTCGAAACAATTTCTTCTTTGGTTTTATATGGTCCAAAATATTGATATCTACTTAAGGTTATGTTTTTTGGACAATAATGCATTGACCAAGCACCATTTAGTTTTATTAAATAATGGCCTGCACAGTACAAACTTTTACTTTTTGCTGTTTTATTATAGATAGGTAATTTTCGTTGAACATCCCAAACTTCGTTAAAAGACTTACTGTTTATTGGGTATCCATAAACCGTTTTTGACTGTATTTTTTTATTTTTATCGAGCGTTCCAAATTTTAATTTATATTTTTCTTTTAAAATTCGTACACTAGGAAAAAATTCTCGATGTTCGTCATGTACATAAACAAAACCACCATCCGCTCTGGCCTGTATGGTAGCAATCTTTTCTCCGCGGTCTTCAACAACCCAAAATTTATTTTTAACGACTGGTTTTGCTATTGGCTGATTCATGTTTTTTGTAAAATGTTATGGGTAATAATTTTTCCAATTTCTTGACCTAGGTCTCGATCTTCGCTGACTATGTAAAGATCATTTTCTTTCATTGAATGTTCTACCTCTACTATAAAACCACCATTGGCTTCATGTATACTCATTGACACTTTTTTATGCGGAAGTTTATTATGACAAGTTCCACTTAAGTCAATTGTACTAATATCTATGCCGCTTAAAGGACTTCCAGTTATGCTGTAGTTACTCATAGTTTAATTTGCTCCAATATAATTACTTGTAAATATGACTAATCATATAAATTCCGCTGTTAAGAAAGCAACTGTAAATCCAATTATCAAATACATAATAGCATGTAAAAATTGATCTAAACCAAGCCAAATCCAAAATGCATTGTTATCTATATTAATTTTAACAGTGGCTCTACGATGAATAAAATCAAAAATATAATGTGTTACACTATCAAAAACAGCAATCATTAGACAGGCTTGAATATTAAGAAAATGCATGAGAATCACGTAGGTCAATGCTCCGTGTAGGCCAGCATGCTGTAGGCCACCTAACCTGCCAAGATGACCTTTGTCTTTAAGCATACGATTACTTTGCCAGCAAAAGTCTGCTAGAAAGTGTTTAAAAAACAACAAGGCTAATATTAGCCAAGTATTCATCCAAGAAACTTTGCACTCAAATATTCAGCAAACGATTGACTGTGTTCACTTAATCTATTAAGTTCATACTTGCCACAAAACTTCAAGAACTGTGCGCCTACCATGGGGCGACTTTTCTTTACAGCATTGGCGGCAATTGTTTCAGTAATTTTCACTCGAACATCCGCAGGTTGTGCTGTAAGATCTACTAACTGACGATTTCGCTCGTAGTCATCTAACACTCTATGTTCCACACCATTATGGTCGATCCATCGCTGAAGCATAAGATTATTCCAAGCATATCCTTTTTTATCTTTGTCAGCAAAAGCTTCAGTAAGACCAATTTTGTTCTTGGAACCTTTGGTCCTAACGCCCGGGTAGGCAGAAAATATGTTATCTGTCGGATCGCCGCGCACACACTTCTCAAACAGGATCCACTGCGGATCAGGTATGACTTTGGGGGCTTTGGTTTTTTTGTCAATTACCAACTTACCCTTTTTATCTAAGATACCGTCAAGAGTGTGAAGTTCATCGCTAACACCATTATATTGCTGCACATTTGATGCCAGTAACTGATAGAAATCTGTGTCTGAGGAAATAATCACGTGATTGTCATTGGGGTGTTGCTGTATAAATCCAGCAATAAGATCGTCTGCTTCAAAAACCGGGTGTTGAAGAACTGTGCAATTGGTCTTTTCCTGCAGAAATGTCTTAAGATTATCAAATGCTTCCCAAAATAGTCGATCCTCCTCCTGTTCTGTTTCGGTAAGTGCTGCACGAGCAACCGCACGATTTTTTTTATACGGTTCGTAATAATCTTTTCGCCATGAGCGTCCTTCTAAACAGAATACCACGTGATCGGCTTTCTGATCCCGCCAAGCCTTATTAACCGAACCAAGAGTAACATGAATAGCAAATCCTAATCTATCCCAAGTGTCTGATTGACGGCTGGCAGAATGACGAGCACGAAAGAATGTATTTGCAGTATCTACAATAAGGTATCTCATGTATGAATAATAGCATATTATAATAATGCAGTCAAGTGGGGATATAAGAAGTCTGCCCATTTTTTGTGTGCATCTGCGTCAAAGTGATACCATTTATTATGTTTACATCCTTGGGATTCTAAATATTTTCCATAACTTAAATCAGGAGAATAAGGCCATAGGTAGTTTGTACCCCAATCTTTTTTTCCGTATAAAAGGTCATTAAATGTAAGCTGACAATTGAAAAATAAATGCGGAATATTTCTAGTGTTTAAGTCTTTATGAAAGTTCCAGATCTTTTCATGTGCCTCTTTGATCTTTTCATTCCAATCTACTTTTATCACAAATTGCTTGTAACGGTCAGTCCATTTTTCTGGTACAATATCGACACCTGATCCATTCACCTGATACCATTGATTATCTTCATCATTATACCATTCTTCGCGTTCCCAGGTAGACCAACCTATTAAAATAAAATCAGGTCTATAATCACTTAGGTACTCATATGTTGTCCTTATTATTCTATCGTTTGATCCTGCTGCCCTTGCATGACAATGTAACTTTGCTCCTAGTTTATTGGCCAATAATTTACCGTAAGAAACTTCAAGGTTATCAGGATAAGGGGCAAAAATTTTTTCATTATTCCAAAAATAAAAATGCTCATCAACATAACTTGGATGATACTTATCGTTGTCACATACGGAACATTCTGGGTATATAGCTTCTGCTCCGGCACTATGGCTATCACCGTTTACATATAATATCATTCTTCAACTGATCTCCGTTCTACCGTTTCCTAAATCATTGCGATCGACTCTTCTTGGTCTTGAATCATATGGTTGATTAGCTTCCCATTGTTCATAATTTTCATTTAAGATATTGCGACAAATATTTTGGAACCAACGATCTACGATTTGATTATCGGTATCGTCCTTACGCTGCATATAGCCAGATTTGACTAATCTAGCAACAAATACATCATTCCAATCTAATTCAAAAGAGCCATTTCCGATATCATTTGGATCTAATTCGATACTTAGTATGTTGATATAAGGTTCGCCTGCTTCAGTAGCCAATTCTTTTGGCGTTTTAGTTTTAGTTTTTAACTTTGGCTTTTCTTCTTTTACTTCTGATTTTTTCTTTAACCAATCAAACATTATGTTCCCCATTCGTTCTTGAATAATGGCACTTGTAATCTGTCAGAATACCTTAGTCCGTTACGCATTGCGAATTCTGCTACTCTACGATTATTAAGTGTGTAAATCTTTTCAACCCCGCCCACCGGCATCAAATATACTGGTCCTTCAAATCCTGCATCTCTGTATTCTTTCGTTGCTCGCAAGGCATCTGCACAATCTTCTCCTGTGGCAACTACAAATTTAAGATACACATAACCATATTCATCATATTCGTTGATGATTTCTGGACGGATAGCATCCTCCCAAGACTCTCCACTGCCGGGAAGTTTTGGACTTACACTAAATGTAAATGTGTTAAATCCTTTGTAATGATGCCAATTTTGATGAATCCAAGTTTTAAAATCTTTTGATAACTTTTGTGTGCCATTTGTTTCAAAAGTTAATTCTTTTAAACTGTTCATTTTAGGATGATCGAGCAAATCAATGTATGCTCGTTGCCAACCTAATAATGGTTCGCCACCGGTAATAACTAAATGTTCATCCTGCCACTTGCCATGTGGTAGTATTTGCATGATACGATCCACAATAGCATTTGATTCTAACATGGGACTAAGATCTTTGAATCTGGGATCCCACGACGCATAACTGTCGCAACCTGTGCTGACCAGTGGCAGATCTTCATATCTATTAAAGTAATGGACTCTTGCTGCTATATCTTCTAGTTCTCTAGATAGTTTGCCTCTAGGCATGCCAAATCCTTGACAGGTAAAGTTGCAACCAAATGTGCGTAAGAACACACTTGGTACACCCATATATCTGCCTTCGCCTTGTATTGAATAAAATAGTTCAGCTACTTTGATCTTACTCATGATTATCCTTGGTAGGTGGCTGAATTTGCACCATGCTCAAATACTTCTACACTTTTTATACGCACAGTGGGATTGATCGGATAACGCATAGCGCCACCGGCTAACATTTCAGCCATCTTGTCATAGCACATCTTGGCAAACATTTCACAGCCTACACCCGGAACGATGCGTAGATCACACAATGCGCCTCGTTCGTATGGTTTGACTGTTTCTACACTGCCTGTTCCGGACACAGGCATATTGCCTTGATGACTCATTCTCACAAAAAAGTCTAGATGGGGATCATCTTCAGCAATTAATAAGGTGTGATCAAACATGTAATCTGCCCAGGCTTTGAATTCTTTGAGGCCTCCAAAGTCCATACACCAGTTCTTATCATCTAGTGTGTCGCATTCAAACACAAGTCTGATACCTATTGAGTATCCGTGCAGTGTAGAACAATGACTGTGTGTAGCACGCCATTGCCTGAAGCAACATGATAGTCCTCGGTCGTTACCATATGTTTTTGTTGAATAAAACTTTGCCATTGAATTCTCCTATGTTAAATTTTAGCATAGGCCTGCAGAATTTGTAAAGCGGGATGAAGTGCCAGGAAGGCCGCTGTTGAGATATATATTTATACTTTAATTGGCCCACCACGATTCCCATGGGAACACTGCCCAACAAGGATCATCAAATTTATTAATCTTTTTAGCACTGTAATCAATGTCTTTAAAATGACTTGATTCGTTGTTAACTAACACTGCAAATTTAACATTGCGATTCCATATGGCGGAC